ACCAATCTTTCCAACATAATGTTCTACAGATTTTTGATTTCCAACAACATTTTCGTCAAACTTATCATTTGTTTTCCCATCTAATAAACCTGTATTATGGGTTTCACCAGTTGTATGAGATGATGCGTTTGTTTCATCGTGTGTTGTACCATGAGAGGTTGTATCTTCATTCCCATCATTTTTAGTATCTTCTTTATATGTGTCATCACTCGTTGTACTTCCTTTTTGAATATCTTCAGTTATTTTAGAAGCATATTCTAGAATCCCTTTTCCATCATCTGTAGTTATAGCTAAACGACTGTCTGGTGTATCAGCTTCCACATTTCTTTCGAAGTTATCAGAAGTACCCTTATTACCTTTTGTACCATTCTTATTACCTGTGTTAGAAAGTATTTTCTTTCCTGTTCCATCACTTGTACCATCACTTACAGCGTTCGATGTAGTATCCTGTTTCATCGTTCCGTCATCTTTTGTATCTTGATGAACTGTACCATCTCTATTAGAATCTGTATCTTTTGTTGTATCAATCGTGCCGTTTTTGTCCATAATAGTATTAAGGAAAGGTTCATAGACTAACAATTCACTTTCAAACATCTTATTCCAATAAGGCATATTAATAAACAACCAGTTTTCTAAATGGAATTTAAAAAGTTCAAAGACTTCAAAACCAATATCAGTAAAATAAAATCTTCTAATAATATTCGTTTCAAATTCTTTTCTCTTGTTCTCATCATAGAAGGGATACCAGAAATCAAACAATTTAGGTCTACCTATTTCTATCTTTTCTTTGGTGGTTAACGGTTTTATCTCATATTGGCTAAAGTGGTCAATATATCTTCTAAGTTGTACGGTTTCCAGACTCATCTTGTCCACCACCTTCATAAATATTACTCATGAATTCCTCTATAACATCATGACGAATACTCACTGATACATCTAATCCATATAAACGGTTAATACGGTCACAAGCTTCTTCACGAGATTTCAACATAATATTTGCACTTGCATTAATTTGTTCATCATTAGATGAAACTTCATCTGTAACCATTCGTTCTTTCTTTTCAAGGTTTGCGTTTTTAATTCCTAAGAACGTCATAACCTCATTCCATACAGCATTTTTCTGTGTATTCAATTTATCAACAACATACGGTGCATCTGTTTTATGAACTTTTAATGATTCTGGGTCAAATGCTTTATTCACCATAATAACGGGGGAATTTCCGTCATATTTGTTGTAAATATTTTTCATAGAAAATTGATTATTATCATCAGCCGTTAAAAGAACAGGAGTTTTTTGAGCATTTTGGTTAATTCGTATAATCTCCTTCAATTCAGCTAAATCTTTTGCGAACATATTCAGACTTGGAATCGTAGGAACTAATAAATCATTATTGAAAATAACAATCCCTTGGTTTTCTTGGTGTGTTGTAAAACTACCATCATCATGGAATTGTTTAAATTCACCTTTTGTATCACCATAATAATAGATAGGGAAATCAGCACTATATTTTGGTGCTTTTGCGTGGAAACGTGTAGGCATTAAATAATTGTTTACTTCACCACTTAACGCACCTTGAATGGCTACATAATCAATATTTGGGTCTTTGTAAAACCCAACATAACCATAAGTATGTAAACTCATTTCAAGATAACGTTCGTCAATCGTTTCTGGTAAACCTTCCCATTTAAATAATTGGAAGGCTAGAAAATTAAGATATTTATAGTAATGATGGTAATAACTATTTCCCACATGGTTTTCAATCATATTAGGATTTAAAAAGTCACTTCTGTTTATCATTGTCTGCATCATATCACCTCATTACTCAATGAATAGTTTCCTACATCAGTTGTATGCCAAAGTGTAATCCCATTATCAAAGACGGCTTTTAATTCGTTTAAATCTTCATTATTAAAGTCACCAACAATGTTACATGATGTAGTTTGTACATAATTCCAATTTTCTCTAGTATGGAAATTAGGTATTTTCACTTCATTCACTTTATACCCAAACATATTAAAGAAGTGTTCTAACTTTTTACGGTATTCTGGTTTTAATGTTTTCTTAATGAAGGTAACACCATCATAACGATGCCCATAATCATAAGCTGTATTTGAACCTTGTTTTGCAATTTGGTTTGGCATATTCGAAATATCTTGTTGTTTAGCTTCTAAAGATTGTAATTGTAACACGGTATTTCCTGCACCTTTAACAATGTCAGTAACACCACCAATTGCATTTGTAGCCATACTTACAGGATTTTTACTACCTGCAATACTTCCAGCCGCACCAACACCACTTTGTACCATTCCCATTGCACCGTTAAACATAATAGAATTCTTTTGATTCTCAATACTATTTTTATTCCCTTGTAAGTACGCTGCCAAAAGGTCGGTAATAACTGGTATATCTTGTGGGTTACTATCAATAATTGCATATTGGTTATCTTGATGGTTCGTCATGCTCGCCTTATCATTGTATTTCTGTACACCATAAGAAACTTTATTACTCGTTCCAATTGAACCCTTCATATTTAAAAGAAGATTAGAACCTTGAATATTCTCTATTTTGTAATCTGTACGATTCCCTTTAAAATCATCTAATGTTAAAACAGTGTAGGGATACATATACAATTTACTTTCCTTGTAACTTGGAAGGTTTGCATATTTATCACCTAAATCAAAGGTTTCTGTTTTATAACGTTTTAATTCTTTTACATATAAACATGCGATTTTATCACCAATTTCAGCACCTTCAAACTTTTGGTCTGTTTCAGTGAATGTAATTCGTGTGAATGATTCACCTCCACCGCTAATTGTAAAAGGACAACCAATAGAATTCGTTAGATAGATAGAAGAAATATTACCAGTTGCTTTTTCATCTTCATAAATTTTACTGAATAATTTTTCTGGTTCACTCATTGGAATTTCTTCACCATCACCGTTAATCCATACTAAGCCTTCGCCATCTAAAAAGATGGGAAGGACATAATATGATAATGGTTGTGCGATACCGTTATAAGAAGCAATATGTTTATCTTTACTTGTACCATGCAATTGCTGTTTTGCTGTAATAACAATGAATTTAACTCCATTATTAGGTACATAGTGATTTACATGAACGTCGTCATATTCTAACCCATAATTTAAACCCTCATCAACGGTATTAATAACTGGTGTACCGTCTGCATTCCATAAAGGACAGTGTTCACGAACAACAAAAGACGGTTTAAAAGTAAAATCCTTTAACCACGTTTGATATACATCTAACTCGAAATATACATAGGTTACGTTCTGATTTTTTCTTTCTAACTTTGTTACAAAGGCATAAAACCACTTGCTATTATAGTGTTGGTTTTGAAACATCAAATAATTGGTTTCTAGTAATTTATCAATTGGAGCATTTGCGGAAATATACCCTTTTCCTTCATCTCTAACAAAGACAGCATCACCCATACTATGTACGATTTTACGATTGATGAAGTAATTATATTGAGAAGTCGTATCATCAAATCTTATTGTATTCTTATAGTCATTTGAAAACGGTACACCTGTTAAAAATTTTATATTTGAACCGCTCAATGGTAAAGTTGCCATGAATTCACCTTCCTTTCTTCATTTCTTTTTACTATGCTGTTACTGTAACAATAGCTGTATCACTATAAACAGTACCATTTACAGTACCTTCATACTTAACAGTTAATGATGTTGCTGTTTCGCTAGCCGCAACTGTTAATAAACCACTTGAAGTAATTGTAGTTCCTGCAATACCACCAGTAACAGTATATTTAGGTGATGTTTCAGAACCATTAAGTACAGCCCCGACAAATTGTTGTGTCATTCCTTTTTTAACTGTAGCCGTTTTTGGTGTAATTGTAGCTACTGGTGCAGGCGGAACTGGTGCATCTTCAGTAGTAAATACAACTGCATTCTCCATTGTTGAACAAGATAATAATTGCCAAGTATGGTAGAAATAGTTGAAATACAAACCTTTTGGGTTATAGATAGAATTCATCTTTTGGTTCGTGTCATAAACCATAAACCAGTTTTCATCGACTAATACAGCTTGGATTGCAGGGTTTTCGAATTCATCAATTACTGTAACATGTCCCATGAAGTCAGTACGATTCATGTTAAATGCAACTGCTAACACATCAACATCCAATTCTGCTTCCACTTCTGCTGTAATAAATAAATGTAATCCGTTCATATCAGATTTTGTGTGAACTCCTGCTGCGTTATATTTACGGCTTCCCATAGGAAGAGATAAACGACGTGCCGTTGAACGAATTTTCTTGACGAATGCTCGTGTCTTATCAGTTGTATCCGGTACTTCCACTTTCACAGGGAAGAATAAACCATTTTTGTAGTAACTATCAATCAGGCCACGCATATAAAGATACTCATCTAGTTCAGCACTATTATAAATAGCTTCGATAATGCTAGATAAGAAGTTTTGGAAAGTTGTAGCTGAAGTAAAAGCCGCTTTTAGTTGGTCTTCACCAATTGTTTGTTCATAGAAGTCTTGACGGTTACGTTGATGGAAGAATACTTTTACGTCGGGAATTTCACGTTTCCATACAGTCGATTCACTATCCTGTGGGTCGTAACGTTTTCCTTTCGTAATATCTGTATATACCTCTTCTATGGTATACCCATAAGGCATCATACCTCTTTTAAATTTTGCAAGTGGGTTATTAAGTGTTTTATGTTTAATTACCACTAAAGAAATACGGTCAATTAAAGCCGTAACGAATTCATTTTGATGAGATAGTAAAGAGTTAATCCCAATACCTACCTCACTAATGTTTCTATCTGTTGCAATGGGAACAGAACTTTTAAAATTTGCTGATGCGCTGTTACGAATCGCATTTAAAATATCTGTATACGATTGTGCGCCTGTCATTGCATTTAAGTAATCTTGACTTGATACAGTTGCCATGTTTTTATCCTCCTAGTAGGTCATTTAGTGTGATTGTTTCAGAACGTTCCTTTTCAACTTCTTTTTCTTTTTCTTTCTTAGAAGCATTTTGGAAACCAACTTTAGAGAAGAGGTCACCATTTGCAACTACTAATTCCTCAATACGTTCTTTATTCTTCGCAATTAAAACTTCATTGTCTTGTACTGTTTTATCTTTTGCGCTAACAAATTCTAAAATATCTTGTCCAAGTTTTGACCTAACATCTTGAGTAGTTTCTGGGTTGTTTACTTCATTCATAGAATTTCTGAATTCTTCCATATTTGTAATAGCCATGTTGTCACCTCTTTTCTAGTTTGTTCTGAATGCTACCATAACTGGTAACAAAATCTATCATAATATATTATAAGAAAAATTACAAGTTCTTTTGACCATAAAATTTAAAAGTTCTTTTGACCTTAAAATAATTACAAGTTCATATGACCATGAAATATAAAAAGTTAATTTAACTATATAATAGAAGAAACTCGTCTTTTTCTCTTTTTACTCATCTTTTAATCACTTTCTTTTATTATTTTTAAATTTCTTCATTTTTAGGGTTTACAAATTAATCATTTTCCTGTAATATAAATCTTGTAAGAAACAAACAAACAAAATTAATTCGAAAAGAGGAAAATAAAATGGCTAAATTTATTACACGTACAATCGTAACAACTGAAATCACTGTTGCTGAATTTGAAATGGGTTCAACAGAATTACATCCTTTAGAAAAAATTGTTTTAGATGGTAAAGTTGCCGAAGAAAAAGCAATTAAAGTTGTTCAAAAAGAATACAAAGGTCAACAAGTTGTTATCGTTGATATTCAAACTATAGAACGCAAATTCAAAGTTTCATATGAAGATTTCATGCACATTGCTGAAGAAGTAGTGGAAGGCGAAGAAGTCGAAGATATGGAAGTTCAATCTGATACAGA